AGCGGAAACTCAGGGGCCCGAACTGGGCATACGCTGGAATTAACGAGCTTACCCTGATCCCCATGATTCGATATCAGGAGGTGATCGGCAGGGTAAGGGTAAAGGGCGCCAAGTCTCCACAGATCGTGTCTAGCGGAACGCCAGAGGGGATAGCGAGCGAATACTATACAGCGTTCGTCGAAAGCCCTGTAGCAGGCTCTAAGATCCTCTACGGTGATACGAGAGAGAACGCAGAGAACCTAGACTCTGGTTACGTCGAGCGAGTGCTTGCAGCATATCCGCAGGCTCTGGCTGACGCATATATCCGTGGGATGTGGGTGAACCTCGCAGGCAATCGGTTTTACTATTCCTACGATCCTAAGGCGAATGACATGAACACCTCGCCCGATCCGAACCTACCTTACCTGATCGCCATGGACTTTAACGTCGATCCTTTTTGCGTGTCGATCTGGCAATTATGGGGAGAACAGTTCGTGGGCTTAGATGAGATCGTGCTTGAGGGTGGGGCAGGCTATAAAACCGAGAACATGATCCAAGCTCTCAGGCAGCGAGGCTATGACCACAGGAACTCCGTGATCTGCCCAGATCCAGCAGGCAAGAACCGGAACACGTCGGGCAAGACTGACGTAGAGATTCTCCAGCAGACAGGCTTTCAGGTGAAGGTAAAGCCAGCTGCTCCAAGATTCCGAGAGCGGCAGATCAACATGAATAATCTTTTCGAGAAGCGCCGAATCGTAGTTAATCCGCTCACTCAGCCTAAGACAAAAAAGGATTTTATGGCTGTCGAAATTGATCCGGTAACTCTAGAGAAGATTAAAAAGAATCCTAAGCTTACCCACCTCAGCGACGGGGTAGACTACATGGTAGACATTTTTGCTCCGTTCAACGATCATAGAACGCAGAACACAGTGGCGAGAATCCGCTAGGAGATTTTTATGCGAATCAAAAGCGAGCAGGACATTTTAAAATTAGAAGTACGCAGAGCCATCATCGAAGAGATTAAAGGCTCAGAGAATCAGGCTCGCAAGCACGAAGCCTACAAGCGTTATCTTTGCTACAAAGACAAGACCAAGGACTTCGTAGTAGAGCAGCTGCTGCGCCAGTTCGACCAAAGCACCGTGGAAGAAATGCAGTATTGCGTGGCTAACGTAAGCTTTGTTCGCAAGATCATTGATAAGCTCGCTCGTGTTTACAATAACGGCGTGAAGCGTGAGATCGTGATGGATGAGCCAGCTACCGAGAACCTCCATCAGCTAGAGAAGGAACTGGATTTTAATACCTACATCCGTCAGGCCAACAAGTTTCTAAAGCTTCAAAAGAATCTCGCTTTCTACGTTAAGCCTTGCCCTGTATCGCAAGCTAACGGAGCCGAGCGGTATACCATCAAGCTCGATGCGCTAAATCCATATCTCTATGACGTGGTGGAGGATTACTATGACAGAACGAGTCCCATGGCCTACATTCTTTCTGACTTTGATTATGCGCCCACGCTTTATACTACGAAGGATCCGGCGTATGCTGGCCGTGCTGGTAGCGAGATCAAGGGCGTAAACCCTCAGACAAACCGCCGTGATGACATCATCGCCGATGATCCAGACGACGCTAAGACTAAAGCCTTTATCTGGTGGACGAATCAATACCACTTTACCACTGATGAGACTGGCGAGATCATCTCTGGCGAGGAGATCCTTAACCCTATCGGCGAGCTGCCTTTTCAGAACTTCGCACTCGATCAGGATGGGCAATTCTGGGCCCGGGGCGGTCAGGATCTCATCGACGGATCTATCCTGCTTAACTCAGTAATGACGCACAACCAGCACGTCGCAGTTACCCAGGGCTATGGTCAGTTCTATATGCGTGGTAAGAACCTGCCTCGCAATATCAAGGTAGGGCCATCTAAAGCGATCCTGATGGAATACCAAGAAGGCGAGCCAGTGCCTGAGCTTGGATTCGCTACCGCATCGCCACAGATCGACGCACTCCGTGGGCTTGTCGAGAGCTACATTGCGCTCCTTCTCACCACGAATAACCTTAGCACTTCCAGCGTATCCTCTAGCCTAAACGGCCAGGCAGCGGCGCCTAGCGGTATTGCTATGGTGATCGACAAAGCCGAGTCGATGGAAGATGTGAACGATCAGCGGCAAATCTTCATTGATAACGAGCCGGCAATCTGGCGCAAAATCAATAAGTGGCTCGCAGTGTACGGTGACGCAATGGTCGACGGACTGCGTGGGCTTAGCCTGCCTGAGAACTTCGAGGATGGCTTCGTGATCCACTTTAACGAGGCTCCGATCATCCTTAGCGAAGCGGAGAAGCTCGCTAACCTGAAGGCCCGTAAAGAGCTAGGGCTTGATACGATGATCGACCTCGTTATGAAAGATAATCCTAGCTTTAGCTACGAACAGGCTGAGGAAAAGCTTAAGCAGATCTTAGAAGAGAAGATTAAGATGGCTATGGATTCTGAGGAAGAATCGCCAGCGCAGGAAGCTAAGCCAGAGGATAAAGCTGAAGACGAATCCGAGGGGGAGAATGAAGACGATCAAAGCGGAAGCAACGCCGACGAAGACAGCCTCGACGCTTGAGTTTAAGGAAGAGTTAAAGGGCTTAACTAAGGACCAGCGCCGTGAGGTACTAGACCAGATCGGCGAGCTACTCGTGGAGCAGATCCTAGATGCAGTGGGTGACCAAAAAAGCCCAGTCACAGGCAATGCGTTTAAGCCGCTATCGCTTGAATATTCCAAGCGCAAGAAGGACGAGGTGGGGAATACCCGGGCGAACCTTGATCTCTTCGGCGATATGCTTAGCGCCGTGGATTACAAGATCAGAGAAGATAAGATCGAAATAGGCGTATTTGGATCAGAGGCTCCGAAGGCTGACGGTCACAATAACATTTCGGGTGATTCTAAAATCCCCACCAGGAGATTCATCCCAGCGCAGGGGCAAGACTTTACCGCTGAAATTAAGGGCCTGATCAAGGAAACTGTAGACCAGTACAAGGCAGAGAACCTGCGGCTAAAGAAGAAAGACCTAAAAGATATTCAGAACACAGACGAGCTTTACCGATACCTCAAAGGCGAGCTTGGCGATATGAGCCGTGCCTCACTAAAACAGCTCGTGTTATCCTCAGAGCTGGCCGTTTCTCTTGAAGAGTTCGACTTACTGGAGCTGCTTTGAAAAAGTTTACGAGTAAGAATCTTGATGTGAAGTGGGCGTATGATCTTAAGAAGACGCTCCAGGATAACTTTTCAAATAGGCAATGGGCCAAGCTAAGCCAGTATGTCGTGGATCAGGAGATTCTTAAAAACCTAGATAAGGGTAATTCCCCAGTCGAAGGCGCCAGACGTTTGACTAACTACTCAGAAAGCTACACCTCACAGATCAAGGGCAAGCTCGGCAGGGAAAATAATAAAAGCGTGCGCCCCGTGAACCTTGCCCTGACTGGCTCAATGCTTAGTAACTATGATGCGAGGGCGGGTAAAAACGAATTCGAAATTACTTTAGGGATTCATTCTGACGCACCCGAGCTGGATAAGATTAAAGCCGAAGTTCATAACACCGGCACGGAAAGCGGTGATTCATCTATGGCTAGAAAGAATCTTAAAGCTGTTCAGGAGCGAAATAAGAAAGCTAGAAAGATTATCAAGAACCTAACCGGCAAACGTAAGAAAGCAGGGAAGGCTTTGCTCGCTGGCAGGGAGAAAGAGCAGCAGGATCTGATCAAGGGAACTCCTAGGCGTCCATTCGTGCCGCTCGCTGGCGAATCCTACACTCGTAAAATAACCCTAGAAATTAGAAAACTGTTCGCCTATTGTTTAGATCAAGCAATAAAAAGGAGCAAAAACCGATGACTGATCAGAATATGCCCTCAGAAAACCAAGCGCCAGAGCAACCAGCTCAAGAGCAGACGTTCACTAAATCCGAAGTGCAGCGAATCCTGGACGAAGCTAAATCTTACAAAGCTAAGGTGCAAGAGTTCGAATCTAAGATGAAAGCTAAGGAAGTCGAAGAGCTTACCGCTAATCAAAAGTGGAAAGAGCTTGCCGAGCTTAAAGAGCGTGAAGCTGCCGAAGCTAGCGAAAAGGCTGAGAAACTTAAATCAGCGATCATTAATAAAGAAAAGATTTCAGCAATTAAAGAGGCAGCGCTTCAGGCTGGGCTTAGAAAAGAATCTATACCTGACTTGCGACTCATTGACTTCCCCGAAGTCACACTGCAAAATAGCTCTGAAGGTGAATTTTCCGTTTCTGGCGCTGACAAGGCGATCCAGAGGCTGAAAGCTTTGAGACCTCACTGGTTTCAGAGTTCGATTCCTGCGGTTAATTCCTCTTCACCCGTAGTAACTGGCGACGGAAGCTCGATCACGTTTGATGACGTGAAAAAGCTGCAAAGTGAATATAACAAAAACCCATCGGCGCAAAACGCTGATAAATATAAAAGCGCACTACTTCAATTTAAAAAGCAGGCGCAATAGGAGCTAAAAAATGGCAGATCAAATTGAAAGAGCCAGTACTGAGCTGTCAGTGTTGGTACCAAAGTTATGGAGTGCGCAATTTTATGACGTACTTCTTGCAGGCCTCCCGATGGCTGACACCATCTCCAAGGATTACGCTGGAGAAATCCAGAACCTCGGTGATACTGTAAACGTGTCTCAGTTCCCCGAATTCGGAGATGCAGTAGAACTCGCCGAAGACCAGAAGAACGACGCATCAGCTATCACTGTTGCACAGATCCAGCTGATCATTAACAAGCGTATCGCTCAGGATTTCATCATCACTAACCTTGCGATGATGCAAGCTCTTCCTGCGATGGAAAAGCTTCAGGAATTGGCGATCTATTCGATCATGAAAAAGATTCAGGCTCTTATGGTTTCTTTAATCATCCCATCTGCGTCTGCTCCAGATCATACTCTGGCTTATACCTCTGGAACTACCCTTGCACTCGCTGACATCCTCGCAGCTAAAGAGCTTCTCGATGCTGAAGATGTGCCAATGAGCAATCGTCATATGTGCTTGGGCGCCGCGCAGCTTAACGACTTGTTCAACGTGACAGGGCTGATCAGTACGGATTTCGGTGTATCTAATGCACCATTGCTCAATGGTGGATTGCCAAGCCAGATCCTCGGCTTCATCCCTCACTTCTCTAGCTTGTTCGGAAACACCAGCTATTTTTACCATAGCTCGTTTTTCCAGATGGCTACCCAGCAGGGCATGAATGTTTCTGTCTTTGACTTGGGCGTTGACGGAAAAAGAGCCCAGCGAGTAAATTGTGACACCCTAATCGGGTTGAAACAATTTGATAACAAGCGTGTTGTAACCATCTCCTAAAGGAAGGAAATAAAACGATGTTTAAGAATACTGAATTCGTAGCGATTAAGCATTACGCATTCGGAGCTACTGGCTCCGGTAACTCTTCAGCTGATCCTGCTGCTCCAGTCGATGGCGACGTGGTAGCGATCCTTGCTGATTGTGTCATCGAAAACGTTGACGTGATCATCAAGACTGCTGTTACTGGCTCTATCGATGTCGGCGACGACGACGATGCAGACGGTTTCGCAGCTACTGCTGCAATCACCGAAGGAACTGCCGGTGTATACGTAGGCGCAGGTGCTTACCTTACTTCAGGAGCCAAGAAGCTTTATCAGGCTGCTGGTAAGGAAGTGAAGCTCGATGCAACTACCATCACTGCCGGCTCTTTTGCAGTTAAGGTAAAAGGTTACAGAATCTAGTCCGTAGCCACACACACTAGAGGCGTCCGTGGCATGAACCCCACGGGCGCCTTTTTTACGAGGAGCTTATGAGCGCTGCTACTTATAATTTTACAATCGAGCAGGGAGCTACCTTTTCCAAGGTGATTACTTGGAAGGACTCTTCAGGCGCAGGCATTAACCTTACCGGCTACACCATCACCGGAAAGATTAAGCGAAAGACAAGCGACCAGAGCGCCCTGGCGACGTTTACAGCCACGCTAGCGAACCAAGGCAGTAACCCTGGGCAATTTACTTTGAGCCTCACAGCGACGGCCACAGCGAGTCTCCCGACTGTTACAGGCCCCACCGCCGAGAAGGCGCTGCTTGAGTGCGTCTACGACGTCGAGTCTC